TGTTAAAAGATCAATAGACCTTGTAATATACGAGGCACCTTCTCTTAAATGGTATGCTGAATATGATGATGTAAAGGAGATAGATTCCTTTATACAAGAAAAACAACACTTTGATTTCTTAGATTACAAAAGTGGTGGTAGAACTATGGTGTGTGTAGGAGAGGATAACGAGGTACACTCACACATAGGAGATTATTGGGATGTTTTTAAGGTATACACTAAAGTAGAAGTAATATAGCAATGAAAGGTAAAGGAAAAGAAATGCTGGAGGCAATTATAGAAAACTACGGAGATGAACATCAGTTTTTAATAGCTGATGGTTTTGATGACGCAGTTATAGGTTGTGAGAATAATTCACTACGAATTATATATTCCTACGTTAAATGCGTGGAAATACTTATGGAACGAGATGGCATGAGTCATTTGGAATGTGTAGAACATATGGACTTTAATGTACTAGGTGCATACGTTGGAGATAAAACACCTATATGGTGTATGGATGATTTAATTTTTTAATTATGCAAGATATAAACACAAAATTAGCATTAAAAGGGCAGACATCAAGGCTATACATTTATGGGGATGAAAATAAAAACGTGTGCCTTGAGTACAAATTAATGTCAAGGATAAAGAGAAAGTATATTAAGCCTATACTTGAAGACACTAAAGATCTGTGTAAGTCTTTAAAGAATACTAAGTATTATCATGGCACTCCTTCACTTACTAGAAGGAGAATTGTTGGTCTATTTAATTCCATAGAATCTAAATTTAATCATATTGATTACAAAAGATTACTAGAAAAAGAATTAACTTATCGTGAATTTGTAATATTAGGGTATGAGATTAGAGATGAAAACTTTGCAAACAATTATAGAAAATAGTGGTATAAATCATTCACTATCACCAAGTATTTTCCCTAACAAACACCCATTTATTTCCGACTTAGTTAAGTCTTTAAAAAATTTATCGGTTGGTTATATGTACTATAGTGATACGGATAGCGTGACAATAACTAACGACCTACCTTCTAGTAGGTATGAGCCTCTACTTAATGTGTTTATTGCTCCTAGCAAGGATGGATTGATATTTATGTTTGTGCTTGATGCAGACTCAGAAGATTATGATTATGAGTTTGTTATGAGTATACATGAACTTATAGATGGAATATTGCCTGATGGGATTCCATTTGAAATCATGGGTATTTAATTATTATTGTAGTGTTGTTTTGTAAAAATAATTTACTATATTTGTAAAATAAATTTAATTTAAACTAATCAAAAATCATGGAGAAATCTGAAACAATAGGTAAGCTAACCCTTGCCTTGTCTAAAGTACAGGCTCAATTAAAACCTGCTAAAGAAAATTCAAAGAATCCTTTCTTTAAGTCAAATTACGCAGACTTAGGCTCAGTTTGGGATTCTGTTCGTAGCTTATTAGCTGATAACGAATTAGCAATACTTCAAATGCCTACAGATATTGGTGGGCTAACAACAATCTTATCACATTCAAGTGGAGAGTTTATCTCATCTACCATGTACATTCCATCTAAGGAAGATGCACATGGTGTAGGTTCAGCTATCTCTTACGCAAGAAGGTATGCTTTAGCATCTGTCATAGGTGTAGTTACTGGAGATGATGATGGTAATGGTGCAGTAAAAAGCAGTACACCAACCGTTAAGAAGGCTACATCTAAGTCTAAGCTATCTGATAGCCAATACAAAGCGATGGTAAAAGCTATAGAAGATGGTAAGGGTGCAGTTGTTGAGCAAAAAATGAGTGGGTATACACTTACAAAGACTCAGTCAGATAAGTTATCTAAGTTATTAAAACTAGCTAACACCTTAGCTTAATGAGTTTAGATAGCTTCATAAAAAAGATAGAGGATGACTCTTTCTATTATTCCGACTACGAGTTTGTTACGAACTCGCAGTTGGGATTGATAAAGAAAGATGTACGTACCTATAAGCTAATGAGGGATAATCCTCAGCTTAGAAAGGAAACTTTACCAATGATCTTTGGTAGAGCTTACCATGTTGCAATGCTTGAACCTAATGAGTTTAATCAAAAGGTTCTTGTATTTGACTCAGCAACAAGGACTACTAAGGGGTATAAAGAATTTAAGGCTAATAACTTAGATGCACCCACTATAATACTACAGAAGGAGTACGATAAGATAATGCGTATGCAGGATGTTTTATTCTCTCATAAAGAGGTTAAGGATTTGTTGGTAGCTGAAGGAGAAAGAGAAATAGCTAACGCTTGGCAAGATGATGATACTGATGTGTTCTGCAAAGGTAAGGCAGACTACAGACATGATAGTGTTTTAGTTGACTTAAAGACTACTGGAGATGGTAGCTTTAATGGGTTCTCTCATTCGTGTAGAAGTTATGGTTACGATAGGCAATCAGCCTTTTATTCAGATGGTTTTAATTGTGATGACTTTATATTTATCACTCAAGAGAAAGAGATGCCTTACAACGTAAACATATACTATTGTAGTAAAAGTTTTATTGAGAGAGGTAGGGATGAGTATAAATTGCTATTAGAAACTTATAGGAGGTTTTTCATAGACAATGAAGCATCTGTAGATAGTCATCTAGAGATACATGAACTATGACATTAAAAGAAAAAATAAAGGAGCAGTACATTAATATAGGACTCCTTTCAAGGCATTTAGGGTTAAGTCGACCTACCCTAAATAAATATATTGAGTATCCAGAGGAATTTAAAATTAAAGATTTCAGAAAGATATGCAAGATAATTAAAGTAAATCAAAGGGAGGCATTAAGTAATTATTTTAAAAATTCTCAAAAATGAGCAAGACTGAAAAAATTTACATTGGAAACGGAGTAGAAAAATTTGATGGAGACATGGTAAGTGTTTCTGTAAACCTAACTAAGTTGGGTAAAGATGCATCAGATTTTATGTTTGAGTACAATGGAGACAAGTTTATTAAGTTAAACGTTTGTAAGAATCGTGATGGTGCTAACGAGTATGGTAAGACACACTACCTAGCAGTTGATACCTACAAGCCTGAACCTAAAAAAGCAGAGCCAGTAGATGATGGACTTCCATTCTAGATTATAAGTTTATAAGTTTAAAAGGGTATATATACACCCTTAAACCGATAAATCAATAAATGAATAGGCATGAGTGAGAGCAGTTAAACTCTAATAATCATAGCTACTGCAGGTAAGACTTCCGAATAAAACCTATGAGCCTTTCTTTTTTAAAACCAAAAATCATGTTAGTAAGAATATCAGATTACGATCTTGTCGACATATCTAAAGTCGAGCATCTAAATATAGATGAGAGAACTATTAATTTCTACATTAATGGTAAGAACTATGACTGCATATACAATAATGAGTATGAAGCGTTGTATGTATTCAATAATATTATTAGAGAAAAATCAGCTAAAGACTTTAGGTTCTACACAGACAATCAGAAAAAAGAATCAGAAGAAGATTTAAGAAAAGAAAAAGCATTTGAAATATTTTGGAATCTGTACGATAAGAAACACGATTACAATAAAACTAAAATGACCTTTATTAAATTATCCTTAGAGGAAATAAAAAAAGCTGTTACTTCAGTAAAGAAATATGTTGAGTCTACACCCAATAAGGCATACAGAAAAACTCCTAGAAGCTGGTTGCTAAATAAGGCGTGGGATAATGAAATAATTATAGATAAGAAGAAAGAGAATAGATATGTAAAGCCTAATTATGTTACAGATGAAAGATAATATAGAAATGGAGAATAGGTTGTTAGGTAAATTAATTAGCAACTCAAGAGATTATTACGACCATCATTCTTTGTTGTCTGAGAGCATATTTAAAGACCCTTTAAACAAAAGGATATACAAAGTATTATCATCTAATTTAGATGTAGGAGATAAGGTGGATTTGATTACTATCTCTTCAAAAATAAAGGACTCGTTAGTTGATGTTAGGGTGGCTGAATGTATTTCAAGCGACCATTACGGATACATCACAAACAATATAATAGTATACCTTAGCCAAGAAGATAAGAAAATTAGGCTAAAGAATCTAACTGAAACTATGACTAAGCGAATAGATAGGGGAGATGATTTGTTTGATATGTTAGACTTCATGGAATCTGAGGTTAAATTAATATCAGAGGTTAGGGGTAGTGATATACCTGACATTAAAAAACAACTTAAGGTATTGCATGATGACATACAAAAGAGAATGTCCTCAGATGATATGGTAGGCATACCTACAGGATTTCAATCAATAGATAAATTTACTGGTGGCTGGCAGGAGACTGACTTTATAGTTATAGGTGGTGCATCCTCTATGGGTAAGACATCACTAGGTTTAGCGTTCTGTTACAATTGTACTAAGGCTGGTATACCATCAGCAGTATTCTCATACGAAATGGGAGATACTCAGTTACTACAGAGGTTAGTATCCTTGGAGAGTTCAGTTAATAATAGATACATCATGAAGGGTGCATTGCAAGACGATGAACTTAAAAGAGTTAATACTGCCATAGGTAAGCTAGAAAGAACTAATTTATACGTTGATGAGTGTAAGGACTCCTCACTTAGATACCTACTAAATAAGATACGTCAGTACGTAATAACTAAGGATGTCAAGTTTGTATTGGTTGATTACCTGCAGTTAGTTAAGGGTAGTGGACATTCTAGAGAGCAAGAGGTAGCGTTGGTGGCTCGTGAACTTAAGAATATAGCTAAGGAATTAAACATAACAATCGTAGCGTTGTCTCAGCTTAGTAGAGGTGTGGATAGAAGAGAGGGTTCAAGACCTACGCTATCTGACCTTCGAGAGAGTGGGGAGATAGAGCAAGCGTCAGATATTGTTATGCTTGTATATAGACCTGAATACTATGGTATCATGCAGGATGATAGTGGTAAACCTACTGAAGGCTTAGTAGACTTAATCTTTGCTAAGGGTAGGAATATAGGTACTGGTACTTTACCTCTTAAATTTAAGAAGGAATACACAAGGTTTAGTGATCCTATGGATTATAAAGAGAGTTACACTAGCTACAAACCTGAGGAATCATTTTAAGATGGATGTGTTTTATAATTTAGTAAGTATTTTATTTACGATTTATAAATTTATTTTTGGTTTGTATTTTGTTCTGTACATATTGTTTGATTTTAACCCTTTAGAATTATGAAAAAAACAATATACTTTGGAATACTTCATTACAAGTGGAGAACTATAAGTTATTTAAAAGGAATTAAAAAGCCTGCTAAGAAGTGGTCTGAATCTAAACACGAAACAGTGTTTACAGATTTAGATGTAGAGAAATTAAATAGTAGTGACAGGTATATAAAAAGATTAAAAAACCTACAGAGTTCTTCAAAAGAAATTGAAGTAAAGATAACTAAGGTAGAAAATCCAATATACTTGTGTATGTCAAACGATATTTATTAAGCTAAGTATGTATTATAAAGGAACTTTAACAGATTTAAATTCTAAACAACCTAATGGGCAACCTATGTCCGTTAAGTTTCGAGACAAGTCTGTATTCGAGGTGTTAACTCACTTCAGTATGATGATAGAAGATTGTAATCTGAGTGAGATTACTATAAAGATAAAGAGAGATAAGTTAAAGATTTTAAGTCATAACAAACAAAAACCTCATTACAAAGACTTATAAGTGAGTACCATACTTGAGTTGGGCATAAATTGAAAAGTCCTAGCAGGGGTGCTAGGCAAGTCAGTGTCAAAGGTAGAGCTTAAGTCACTCTACCCTTGACTTTGAAATAATAAAGAAACAATTATGATTGGAAACATTATAATTATAATATCAACTGTATTATCTTTATCAGTAATTATGAATGCATTTACTAATAAAAAATAATTACTATGGATATGTATTGCGAGAAATGTGACAACAAGGTAGAGGTTACCAAGTTCACTATTAAAATAGTTAATGGAGAGGTTATAAATCCTGAAACTATCTGCAATTGTGGTGAAGTTATGGAGGATGTAACTGAGTACAATGGACTTGGAGGTATAATAAAGAGACCAGGAGGTCGCATAAGAGGTAAAAGATGATACAACATATTTCACTAATCATAAGAGAGATAAAAAATGGCTGGAATAATTTCAAGAATGCTAAGAATATCAATCAAGAAAGGTATGACCTTGAAGGTTTTACGAAGATACCTAAGGATGAAGTACAGAATACATGTAAGCGAAGTTGTGCTTGCGAAAAGAAAAAAGAATATAACCAATTAAAGAAAAGAGATGAAAAAAGAAATTACAAAAAAATGTAACGAGATAAGAGACTTGTTGCTAGAGAAAAATGAAGCGTATGGTAATGCAGTTTTCGACAAAGGAGTTCTGTTTGATGTGGACCCACTATATGCTATACAAGCTAGGATAAATGACAAACTTAATAGAATAAAGAATAACAACGTTTATCATAGTGATAACGATCTTTTAGATTTAACTGGTTACCTAATTCTATTACAAGTAATGAAGGATCAATTAGATAAGAAAAGAGTTTGGACATTTAACAATAATGTAAAGGGAAAGTCTAATGAAGAGAGAGCCTAAGTTTGAAAAAGAATCTGATAGAGTAAGAGAAGAGGAAACTCTTCGTATACTATTAGAAGGCAAAGACCTAACTTTTAAACAGCTAGATAGGTATGCTCCAGTAGATGCAGAGATAATTAACAATAAGACCATGAAAGTTGTATCTCTATGTGAGATAAAAACAATGAGTCTTGATATGAGTGATATAGAAAGGGTTAGGACTTCTGTACGAAAGATACAACACTGTCAGAAAGAATCCTTAACTAGAGATTTACCTTTATGTATAGCCTGGAGATTTAACGATGGTATAGGTTATATATGGATGAAGGATATAACTAAAGCCACAGTTGAGTGGGGTGGCATGAAGAACCCACGACCAGGATCTATATGGGATAGGGAACTCCTGTTTTATATAGACTTAGATTTACTAACTATAATTAAATTTTAGACATGAACAAGATTCAGAAAGATCAAGAACAGCAGTACAAGTATTTAAAGTTTGACTGCGAAATGAGAGCTAAGGCTGTAGAACTAGCCTCAAGTCTACCAACATCTAAGAACGTTAAGTCTTTGTTAGATAATACAGAAAAGATAGCTAAGTATATATTTGGTATGGTAGACCAACCAAAGGAACAGAAATAATTTGTATCTTGCGTGTTATAAAATAATTATAATATGGCTAGAAATAAATTAGCAGGGACTAAGGTAGGAAATAGTAAGAGTGCTAAGTTCTATCAAGACAACCCTGACGCTAAGAAGAAGAAGGATAAGTATAACGCTAAGTATGGTGCTAGCTTATCTAGGAAACTTTACAGAGCTTTTCTTAACGCTATGAATAAGAAAAAAGGCAAGAAAGGTGATGGTAAGGATGTATCTCACACTAAAGGTGGAGGTACAGTCTTGGAGTCACAGAAAAATAATCGTGCTAGAAATCGAGGGAAGAAATAATTATTTCGTAAATTTCCATCATGCGATACAAGAGAAGAAAAGGTAAGCAGATAACTAAAGCTAAGAAACATACTGAGGATGGAATTACATTTGCCTCAGGCTTAGAATTGTATTGCTATAAAGCCTTAAATAAAGCTAAAATCCCCCATGAGTATGAGGGCAAGACCTTCGAGCTTGTAGAAAAATTCAAGTTCGAGGGTCTCCTTATGGATAAAGGAACCACTAAAGGTAAAAAGGTTTACAAAGAAATGACTGGTAACATAAGAAGTATATCTTATACTCCAGACTTTATAAACTTAGATAAAGGGTTTATAATAGAAACAAAAGGATTGAGAACCCCAGTATTTAACATGAGGTTTAAATTGTTTTTAAAATATCTACATGATAGTGATCAAAAACTAGATGTTTACATACCATCAAACAGGAAACAAGTTGATGAAACAATAGAATCTATACTAACTAGAAAGTTTAAAAAATGAGCAACAACGAGAAAGATGACTTTATTATAGACTCTGCAAAGAGAGCAGAAAAATCTAAACAAGATATTTTAGATTCTTGGATAGTAGATTTAACTGAGAAAGAACAGCCTGAAGCATGTAATATAGATGACGAGGACTGTGAAGCCTGTGGCTCGTAGTATGGACAACAAGAAGAAGCAACCACCAAAGGGTAATGTTAAGTTTAATATAACCTTATCTGAAGAGCAAAAGATAGCTAAGGAGCAGATACTAAACCATGCATTCAACTTTATTGTTGGGAAGGCTGGCTCTGGTAAGACGCTTTTAGCTGTTCAAATAGCTTTAGACATGTTCTTCAAGAGGCAGTATAATAAGATTATCATTACAAGACCTACTATAGCTACAGAGGATAATGGTTTCCTGCCTGGTGATGAGAAGGAGAAGCTAGAGCCTTGGCTTGTACCAATCATGTCGAATATGCGTAAGGTGTATAACAAGCCTGAGAAGATTCAAAAGATGGTTGAGAATGAAGAAGTTGAGTTAGTATCTTTAGCTCACTTTAGAGGTAGGACTTTTGATCACGCAGTAGTTATAATAGATGAGTTTCAGAACTTAACTAAGCCACAATTAAGAATGGCATTAGGTAGATTAGGTAAAGATTCTGTTATGATATTTTGTGGAGATAATCAACAGATAGATTTAGCATCGCAACTCAACTCAGCTATAGATGATGTACACAAGATAAAAGATAGTAAACATGTCTACAAGGTAATATTAGAAGACAACCATAGACATAAAGCTATTGATGACGTTCTTAAATTATTAACTGGATACTAGAGCTATGAAGCAAAGAAAAGATGGTACAAGTCCCTACTACACTAACAAATCTGTTAAGTCAAAAGTAGATAAGTTATTAAATGACAACTCTATTATATGGTCTAACATGGGGACAGGGACTCCGTTAGATCTTAAGACTAGAAAAGCAGGTGAAAGTAAGTGGCAAGAATTAGCCCTTGAAATAAAAAAATTAGACGAAACTTACTTTAATGTTATATGCCCATACGGTATAGATTCTTAATCCCATATAATATATATGCATATAGGTCCAGCAAATAGCTGGACTTCGTTGTATGGTACCTCTTCAGTTGCCTCGAAGTTCCTCATACCCAATAACAATCCCTTAATTAGTGCTACTCCTATTTCCATACGATGTAATAAAAAAAGGAGGGAATCACCCCTCCTTCTAACCAAAAACCATCTAAGACTCTGAACAGAGTCTGAAGAAAAGCTAAAGCAAATATACAATATTATTTCTACGTATATTGAACTTGATTAAATTAATTTGCAAGCTCATAATCTGCAGTATTAAGAATCTCATATGCTAACCACTTTGGCATTTTAACATTTGATCCTGTCATTATATTAATTATATCTACTCCACGACCTCCAGCTTTACGAACACCCTTAGTTATCTTAACCATGTCTCTAAACTCACGTTCAAAATCTGAATCAAATAAATTATTGTCAGGATCTCTATATCTTTTCTTTGTATCTGATTCACTTGATAAACTAAACTTGACACGATTTTTGAATGGAGTTGAAATTTTATCAATTAAACCTTCTTCACCTTGACTTAACTCCTTCATCTTTCTGTAAGTAGATGTGTAGTCAAACTTAGACGAAGTGTAAGGCATCAGTTTAGTAATACGCAAACCAAGCATAGCTAACATTTCTGTATCTACAGATCTATTTGTGTCAGTAGTCGCTGCAATTTCTGCTAACTTAGCTGCCTGATTTATGGTAGACGGTCCTATAACCTGTGCTACATACATAACTCCTTTAAACATTTTTGTTAATGGATCATCAGACTCATTGTAAATTCTATTATTTCTATTTTCTATAACCTCTTTTATAGCAGATGTAGTCATATCAATAGATAGAAAGGGCTCGTATATTTGTTTTACTACTCTAGTAAAAGACTCTAATCCTTCTTCGCTTTCAAAGCCTTTCATCATAACTCTAAAAGTATCTCTTATGAATCCTGTACCAGACATCTTAGACATATTAATATACTCTATATAAGGTACTTCTTGTCTATAGAAAGGACTTTTTGGATCCATATCTATCATTGTACCTCTACTTAATACAGTATTCTTACTATTTCTATCCCATTCTGCTATTATTCTTTCTATATGTTGATCCATCTCGAAGTCCGATCGTTCTTTCAATGACATGTCAAATTCTTCTTCTTCTTCGTCATCTCTAAATGCAGACATTATAGCTTGAGACAATCCATACCCACCCATTATCAAGGCTGTCTGAACCGACTCAGTTATAACTAATCCAGCTAAAGCACTAGCCATTCTTTTAGAACCTAATGATTTTAACTTAGGATTGTTACTATTCATCTCTTCATTTGCTAACCTTAAAGCATTAAGAGAACATCTCCATGTTTCAGCTTGGAATGACACAAAAGTACCAACTAAAGGAAATCTACCAATACTTCTAATAAAAGCAGGAACCTCATCGTAGTTAGGATACGTACCTCTAACATTAATAGCTGCCTGTCTTCTAGCTAAGTCTTCTGGGAACCCAGCTTCCTTATACCTATTTATTTCAGTTGCAAAAGCTAAGAACTTAAAGACATCATCTTCGACTTGATAAGCCTTAGTTAAAAACTTATCTGTTCCTTTGACTCCACCCTTAATTAAATCTTTTGCTTTTTCAATACCAGTAGCATCTTCATTCTTTCTTATATACTCATTTATATCATATCCTGCACCATCTAATTGATTAGCTATAGAGTTTATCTCTTGCAAAAATGCATTTGTATTTACAACACCAAGTGTTATAGCTGCTTCATAAAGTTCTTGAAGTTGTGGATTGCTATTGTCATATGCAATAAACTTTATCATGTTTATAGCATCCTTAAACATAACTCCATTTGTTGCAACGTGTCCATTCATTAGGACAAAAGAAGTGTTACCAATAACGTTTCTAAAGTGAGTACCCAAACTCCATATAGTCTTAAACTTTTTACCAAGTAAAGATACTTGAAGGTATTTTCTCATTAAGTCGCTGTTAGCTGCAGACAATACAGACTCATCAAACTCATTAAGAACATTATACATTTCATTGTCAACAAAATAACCTTCTAACGCTCCCCACTTACTTCCTTTAAGTTTATTACCTGAGAATTTAGACGATTCACCCTGTGGTAAATTTGCATCTTCATCCATTGGTGGCATTATGAAATCACCTAAACCAATATCTAGCAACTCTTCGTACATTCTTTCAGATGCTATATTGTTAGAAATCTTAGATACCGTAGTAAGATAATTGTTAAATGGATCGACAACCTCTCCAAGTAAATCTCTAATCTCTTTTGGTAAGTTTGTATTTCTAGCTTTAAATATAGAAACATCAGATGTTAATGCGTTAGCAAAACCACCTCCAAAGTAATCAAGCGATCCAGATTCTTTTCTAAGTATTGTATCTATTTTTTTCTTAGCAACATCGTAAAGTTCTTCTACTGGTTTACCTTCATACTTCTTTTTTCCTTGAAGCTCACTAACCATAAATAATATAGCCTTCTCTCTAACCTCCTCAGTTGGTGAGTAAGATTTAGAACCATATAACTTATATTTTCTGTGTAGATAAATACCTTTATTAGCATCTATAGTTAATGCAAGTGGACCAGAAACTAAACCTTCGTCTAATAGTATAGTACTTAATGAGGTGACATGATTAACCATTTCATTAATTACATTTAATAGCTTAGGGTTACCTTCAACCTTTCTAGCACTTTTGTTTGTTAGTAATAATTGTATCTTATCATGACCAACAACATCAGCTATTAGCTGTTTTTGTTTTGCCTTGTCAGCATTCTTGTATGCATCAGTTTCTTTTATTTCAGATGTAATTTCTTTTATAACCTGCTGTAGTTTTTTAGCATTACTATTAGCTATAAACAATTCTCTGTTTGCAGAACCTTTAGCATAAATCATAAGGTTCTTTATATCCATATTTGTATGCTGACCAGCAGGCTTAAACAATATCTTACTAGCCCTAATATCATATCTTCTAGTGCTATCATATAGTTTAGAACCCTTATCTATCTCAGATTTTGTAAGACCTTTTTTGTCTGAGTCAAGTTTAATTCTACTTCCAAAGTATCTTAATCCTGATAAGAATTTACCAAGTTTGTAGTCTTGATTTATTAAAGAAGTTTTTAAGTCAAACAAGAATCCCATTGAGTCGCTTACATACATAGTCTTCTCTTTATTATTCACAAGAGAAAATCTAGTTGTAGGGTTAGACTGAACTGGTTCCCAAATCTCTACCATACCCTCACCATCTTGATCATATATGAATCCTTGGAACCCAGCACTCTCTGCTACCTTAGCAGTTTCTTCCTGCTCGTTATATTGAATATCCTCAGCAGAAACTTCTTCGGTTTCTATTTCATCACAGTTATCGTCTAGAATCTCTTGAACTTGTTCTGGGTTAATTCCATAGTTTAACTGAACAGAAAGTCCATCATCATTCTGTATCACTGACATTATATTTACGTCATCACCTAAATCACTATCATCTATTGCAGACTTTATTTTGTCTATAGATATATTTAAGTATTGTGGGTTATCAGTATTGAAGTTTAATGTTGATACAAATCTATTACCTTGCTCTTTAAACTTAGAGATGTTATGTTCAACCATAGATTTTATATCTAAAGGATCTAAGTCTAATGGGTATAATCTATCCATAGGGAACATTCCCTTATTCTTCTCACCTTCAGTTATTATTCTATCGTCATCATTCTCATTTAAGTTAAAATGTAATCTAGGTCTAGCCCATGTTTTCATTTTTGTTTCGGCATATCCAGAAACAGGCTCCACAGTAGGGTTTATTATGCCGACTCCTGACTGATTGTAACCAAATATGTTTAATACACCATCTTTAACATCAAAGTAGTCGTAAAAGTCTGATAACTCAAAGTAGCTATTATTTAAAGCTTTTGCTTGATTAGGACTCATTACAACTTTGTCGTTTTTAGATAAGCTAAACTTAGAAACCCCACCTGATTTATTAATATTATCAGCAAAAGGTCTAACTGGTATTGACTTTAAAGGTTTGCCTTCTTCTTTAGCAGTTTCAATAAGTTCAAAGTTATCTTTAATAAATTGAGACTTTTTTACACTATCTCTATCAGCTCTATTATTAATTTTATTTATACCAAAGTAATCCTGTACTCCTACTCTTCTTTTTGTATAGGAATCAAAAAAATCTGAGTTATTATCAACAAAAAGATTAATGTTAATATTATTTTTTGTCCAGTCATTAAGATAAGAAAGAATAATAGTATCAGATGATGTAATCGACTGAGCCTTTAGATAAAAACTCCACATACTACTGTTAGCACTTCCCCATTCTGATTCTTTAAAAGATTGTTTAAAAGTTGAATTAAGTCTATTGTAAAATTCTTCTTCCTCTTTTAGTCTTTTAATATATTTTTCTCTTGCAAAATCAGCTACAGCTAAAATTTTATAACCTAAATTATCACCTTGATATGCACTTTCTACTATAAATAAACTATCATTTAAACTAGAAAGCTCGCTACTAGATACCTCACCTTCTTCAACTAAAAGTTCTTGTTCTTTTTGAATTAATCTCTCATAGCTTCGTATTTTATCTCTAAGTTCTGAATCTATAAAATCTATATCCTCTTGTTTTTCTATATTTACTAAGCTGAGATCTTCTAACATGTCATTAAAATACGAACTAATCATGTCTAGATCTATATAATTAATACCAGCATGAATAGGTTCAAAAGAACCAACATCATCTTTTTCTGAATATAAATTAGTTAAATTAATATCTACAAGACCCTGCTTCATATTTACATTCTGAATACTATCGTCAGATTGTATAGCTCTTATTTCATCTGCAGTAAGTTTACTACCTTTCTTTAATTTAAAAGATTTTCTTGGTGCTTTAGGATTAACTTTTAAATTTGAAGCTAACACCATCCCATCGTTAGTCAACTCAGTAAGATTATCTTTATTTGATTTTGTACTTTGATTAGAAACTTTATCAATTTGAGACATACCTATGGAAGGTAAAGTCTCTTCATATATAATAGCAGAATTAGAGTCCTGAGACCATCCCTGAATACTCCTTACAATCTCGCCAGATGGGAACGTTATGTAGTCATAACCTTCTTTAGCTGCAATATTCAAAAGAGTTCTCATTATTAAACCGTTAGACTTTGCAACTGTACCCCAAGGCATATAGGTTATATTACCCATAGTTCCTCGATTTAATTGCATTTTCATATCTCTAATATCATTTTCTATATCACGATTTTTTTGTCTAAGAGCTGTCCGAATTTTTAAATTTGATTTGTATTCTTTGACTGTTTGGTTCGATGAACTTAAAACATCTCCTATTAATTCTATCTCTCTCTTAATATTTTTTTGTTCATCTATTTTAGCATCTATTTTGGCTGACAACCTAGCTTCACCTCTTTCGGAAAGTCTATTAGTTGCATTAACGTCAGATCTTTTAGGTGCTTTAGTTTTAGGTCCTATAAAGTCATTTAAGTTTTTAATACCATTTCGACTTTTCCATTCATCAATCTTGTATTCAAATTGTCTCCTTTCTTCTTTATTTATTCTTTGTTGCCAATCTGACTGAACCTCTCTAATAAACATTATTTTATTCCCATCAGAATCAGTACGATCATCAATTCTAGCCCAACCAAGGACAGGTTTATATTTTGGAAAGTGACCTTGTGATGCGTACAAGTTACTTGTGTTTATAGGATTAGGATGAGTAAGAACAATCTCTCTGTAGTTAGGTCCTTGATCTATGTCACTTCTACTCATGTTATAGTCCTCATATTCAGCTTGAGGAAAGTACAACTCAACTACATCCTTTAATTTTATAATAAGTTTCTTACTAGGAGATTGTCTGTAAAAATCAGACTTCATTATTTCAAAACCTAGATTATTAAATATGGCTCTATCAATTAAAATATCATCAAAACCAACGCTAGTTAATAGTTCTTGTATTCCTTCTTGAGTAGACTCATCATTGATTCCTCTTCGTATTTGAACAAACTCTGCAATTACTTCAGCTAAATCTCCATACCTAAGAGACTCAACCTGTAAGGATGAAATTTTACTAGCATTAAAAGAATCAATAGTATGTTGATATATAGCATCAAATAAATCTACTTCAAAAGGAAAACTTCTACCATCATTAAATGAAGAAAAATATACAAGTGAAGGTGATGTAAGTGACCTGTTTACACTTAACTCTTCAACAATATTATTATAATCTTCTTTAGACAACAAACTCTTTAGTCTTGAAAAAAGTCTATTTTCACCAAACTCATCTTTTTTAATTTCTTTAAAATAAAAACTATCAAAATCGTATACAGAAGACTTGTCGTTTAATATATTTATATCATTAATCTCAAAAGCATCAAGTACTCTTCTTTCTTTTTGTTTGTAAGATACACCTTCATCCCCATAAAGATAATTAACATTAACTTCAGGTCTTTCTAGCATTGTCAAAAGATATTTAATGTCTTGAAATGTAAGACCATTATTATCTCTTGTACCTTCCTTAATTCTTTCTTTTAAATGCTCTTCTAGTTCTTCTAATAAGTTTATTCCAGATACATTATCTCCTATTCCAGGAACATTACTCTTTAATATAATGTCTATCCACTTCTTAGGAGTCTTTACATTGTTAGACTTTTTAGGTATCTCATACATATCTGATTTACCCTCCATAAAGTCTTTTTGATAGTTCTGACCTAATCCTTTAAGAACCAAATGTAATGATTCATCTAAAGGTGATTTGAAGTTTATAGATGGAGTTAATTTTAATGAGAATTTTACTCTGCCTTGATCGTCAATTTCATCTTGATTATAATTGTTTTTATATACACTTCTAACCTGAGCTTCAGGATCAAATACAGCTATATTTTTGTATGTAGACTCATTAAAACTTTCTTCAACAAAGTAAGAATCAAATCCAAGTTCTTTTATGTAGTGAGTGTAATTTTCAATATTACCGTAGTTATCTGAATCCTGTATTTTATCTACAAAGTCATTCAAAACATCTTGAGTTTCTTGACTATCAATATCAAAACCTTCATCAATTAAGTACTCAGCATGTGCTTTAGCGATTAATGAAATATGTTCAGTGTCTTCATAGTCCCATGTTTTTTCTGTCTTTAAATAAACAGGTATTACGTTATGTCCAGAAGTCATTTCATTTATCTCAGCATGATTCCCATATGAGTTACCTGCAAATAAATTAGCAAAATCTGAATTAGCTGTAAAGAATACACCTTTTGCTTTATCAGTTCTATCTTCAAAAGTTTCAAATTCAAATTTGGTTCCATGATAAAATACTCTAGGGTCTCCATCTGAGTCAACAGCATTAGACTTACCAAACCAATCCTTAAAACCTTTAGTTCCTTTAGGTTCTATACCGTTGAACTTAGCTCTATTAGATAAGGAGAATCTACCGTATTGAAGTTTACCTCCAGAGAAGTCATCTTTTACTTCAGGTACTGCATAACCTCCATACATAAATGTAGCGTATGCTGAAGACTCAGACTTTTCAGAAAGTAAAACAGGTCTTCTTCCTTCTTTCTTAGCTCTAGCTATCTCACTCATTGAGGCATAGTTAGGAAATACGTTTGTTATATTAGTAAACGTATCAAATATTCTAAAATTAGCTCCCTTTATTGCAAATGGGTATCCAACATGATGACCTACATCACCAGGTTTAGTCTCAACAATTTCAGAGTCTAAATCAATCTCAATAGCTCCAACTAGATCTCCTTTTTTAGCGTCAGAAATCATAGACTCATTTACAAACTCTAGTAGTTCTTTCTTTCTTCTAGTTACTTTTGTGTCTGAGTTAGGTAGCCCTAATTCTTTTAATAAACCTTCATTGATTAGTTTATCCATTATAATGTTTCTAGAACCAGTTCCTATAGTTCTTAGGTAGCTAGAAAAATCACTTAAACTTTTAAATTTCTTTTCAGGTAAACTTACTCCAGTATCTTGAAATGATTTTACAACACTATTTAATTCTACAATCTGATTAAGCCTAGCTGTAAGTTTTCTTTTACCTATCTTCTTTTTATCAAGACCATTTTGTAATTCTTTTTCCATATACTCTATGAAATTTAAATTACCAAGTATACCTTGAGGTGCTTGAACCATAAATACCATAGTATTGGTACCGTTCTTTCTCAGTTTATTTAATTCAGTCTGAGCCTTTTCTCTAGTAGTAAATGCCCACCCTTCAGTGCCTTCTAACATTGGGTATAAAATACCACCCATCATCATATGAGTTATACCAGTACTACTTGTTATTTGTCCTGCTGCTGACATATCAATAGCAGATACCATAACCTTTTGCCCATTAAGATCTATAATAGATCCTACAGGTACATCACTCTCTTTAAAGCCTTTTCTCTGTCTTAATGAGAACTTAGTAGAAAATCTACTTGGACTGACAGTCTCATCTAAATCTACCTCACTGGTAAGAATTTCGTCACCATTTTCTGCAAGACCTCTCATTGACTTATTCATACTAATGGATAACTTAGTCTCTTCGTTTGTAAATCCAAAGTCAATATCTTTATCCCCTATAGTAATACTCTCTCCTGATACAATATTTCTAGAAAAACTTTTTCTTATCTGAGTGTCAGACATATCACCTATGGTTAATAGATCTAATGTTTTTCCTTCTCTACCTAATTTAGTCATAAGGCTTTTAACTCTGTCTTCACCAAACAACATGCTTAAAAACTCTTTAAGAATTTTTCTTATCTGACCTAATGTAGATAAATCATTAGAGAATTTAGCTGCTGCTGCATCACCTAACATTTCTGCAAAGGCTTCTTCTATAGCAGCTTCTTCAGCTTGTTTCTTTGTGAGACCTTGTGACTCAAACACTTCTTGATAAGTATCTTTAGCCCACTCTAAATATGACTTCGTTGAATATCTTCCTGTAGTCTGATCTTGATACCTTTTCTTTATGTTAGACTTTCTTACAGTGTCTTCAATTTTTTTATAAACTTTTTTTCCTTTTTTATTTTTCTTAAGAGATGCTACCAATGGGTGTACTATATCATGAAACATATCACTTAAAGTAAGATTAGCTGCATTTATATATACCTTACCGTCTGGAGCATAAAAAGCAGCAGATTTATCAGCAACCATTTTTGCTGTAACACCTTTACCTAAGTTAATGTTGTTCTCAGTTAAATGATTATATAGATTTTGTTGAGTTCTAGCTATAACAAAAGGTATATTCCCATTCACAGAATTAAGTATAGATACTAGTGTACCCATAATTTTTTGCATAGTAGGAGAAAAATCTTTTATGTCTTTTGCAAGATCAGCAATATTACTTTTATTATATTCCTGTACGTGAGACTTATTACCATCAGGTCTTATACCTATGTATTTAATTTCACCTTTAGAGTTTTTTATAGCAATAACTCCACCCTCCTTTAGTGACTTAACACCTCTTACACGCTTTGCATTTTGAGTAGTACCATCAGAGAATAATATACCATTTTTACTAGAGTATGTATATTTTTGACTAAAGTCTCTAGTTAGTTTAAGTGCCTGATCTTTTGATATACCAGTTACAATAAACGAAGACTTTCTAACTCCGTCTTGAACAGATACAACTTTTTTAAAGTTTGCACCTATAGACTGAAGTCTAGATATTAAGTTCTTAACTTGTTTAGCCTCAGTATCAGCATCCGTCTTTTTATTACCTACACCAAGAACATAGTATCCACCATCTGCATTAAGCTCTTCGTTTGTTACTTGATCTACCTCTGACTCGTCAAGATTATTTAATACCTTATTGTTATTTATTATATTTATATCTCCTTGTTTAGCCTTTGGATTAGAGTTATTTTCAGCATTAAATTTTTCTAATAAAGATAGAGCTTGTTCGTATGATAATTGTGCAACGTTAACAACGCCTGGTTCAATGACTTGATTACCTTTTAAAATAGAAGGTACACTTTGACCAATAGGCAAGTAAAGATATTTATTACCTGTATAATCATCTGTTCCCCAAAATCTGTTTATCTCTTCTTTAGTTGGAGGAACTAATGAGTTCATTGGGTTTCCTTGAGATCTAGTTGCATCAAATGCTCGCATCATATTTTTAAGAAGAGAACGAACATCAGGAGTTACATTTATAGCGTCTAAATCAAAACTTCTAAAGACTTTAACTTTAGGTTGAGTGTTCTTAAATTTATTAGGAGACTGTATTATTATTTCTCCATTCTCATACCTAAAACCTAGTCCATCAAACCCTTCTGTAAACTTAAAATCTTTAACTCTAATACCTTTTGATTTTAGAGCTTTTTTCATTTGATTCATTCTCTTTTTAGAATTATCAAATTTAGACAAGAAAGGATTTGATCCAACATGATTATTTAAATCATTCATTGAGGCTTGAACCTCTTTCAGCGTATCCAGAAAATCTGTAGAATCTAATTCTACATCCTTACTTGTTATAGAGTTTAACTTGTTTATTGACTCATCAAACTTTCCTTGTAGCTTATTAAACTTGGTCTGAGCTTTCTGACCAGCCTTACTCATTAAACCATTATCAATGTTGTATAACTGTTCCTGCATTTCAGGATCCATAGAAGCATCTATAGTAATATCTTTACTTATAAGCTTCTTAATGTTATCATTGTTTGATAAGAAAGATAATACACCATTTCTATCAACCTCAACTACATTACCAGTAACACTATCTGTTATAGTATACTTAAAGCTTTCATTTATCTTAGTAGAGTTAACACTATTATATGCAGTCTGAAGAGCAACCTTAGTAACACCTGCTCCACCCATCATTGCAAACATACCAACACCAGCCATATAAGAATCAGATATTCTATTTACAACCTCACTAACAGATTCAGGTGACTTAACGCCTGTAAGTATATCTACACTAATATTAGCTGCCTCAGTAAAACCTTCAGACATACCCTCTGCGTTAGCATTCCTAGCTATCTGTTTAAATACAGATTCTGCTATTTCTTTTCTTGCTTCTTTTTCACCTTTATTTTTTACAAATGACTTAGGCAGAGCCTTAAACATATCATTCATATTATCTAAGATGTCTAATGTTTTTTTCTCAAAATAAACCTCAACAAAACCATTAGCCATTGCATTAAATAACATAGCAGTGTCGCTAAGACCTCCTTCTACATTTCTAGCACTAAACTCTTCTAATTCATTTTTAGTCTGACCGTAGGCAGCAGCTCCCATAACACCAGCAGATGTCCATTTAGCAATAGATTTTCTTCTACTAGTACCTGCTATAGATTGGTATCTTTTAGCAACTTTATCTGCTAAACCTTTACTCTTTTTAATAACACTTTTTGGAATAAATTTACCTACAGGTATTTTATTAATTAAAAAGTTAGTAAATGCCATTTGAATTATTTGTGGAGCAGAACCGAATACTTGACCCACCAACTGAATACCTGCATCAGAAATTTCTCCATTTCTAATAGAGTTCATTACACCAGGATACTGATAAACATAAGCTCTTTTTTGTGAATCTTTAGCAGTTTGAAATAACGCATTTGATAAAGGTCCACCTTTAGACATATACTCATCGTAGTTACCTGTTGCTAACATAACAGGAAATTCTGCAGCATCCATCTCTCCACCAAAATGATTTAAACCTCCTTCAGTAAATTTATCATACCATTCTCCCCAAACTCCATCCCAATTTTTTTGAGTCTCTTTTAAACCTTGCAAGTCTTTACCTGCATCTTCTTCTAAAAAGAAATCTGATATTATTATATCGTTGTCACCAGTTTTAAGACCTTCATTAAATGATAAACCATCAGCATTCTCAGGATTTTTTATAAGGTAATTCATAGCCTCAGCATAAGTAGATTCAACCTCTTCTTCTCCTATTTTTATTTTTATGTTTTCATTTCTAACATAACCCCAATTTAATCCTAAATCTTTAGATAAATTGTCATACATATCCATACCACCATTTTTTTCAATAGTAGTCTGTCTAATGTTTCTCTCTAAGTCTGTATGGTAATCTGTAAGAGCTTGAACTGATTGTTCATCAGTTTTTTTTAATTGGTCGTCTATAGATGCTATTTCACTTCCTAATTGTCTAGATCTTTTGTTTAATTCTACATCTTCATTATAATTATCTTTATATTCTTCATCAGTAAGAATTTTATAATAAGTAGATAAAGGATAAGATTCAGAAACATCTGGGTAAATATCATCATCAGATCTACCAAATCCCAAAAGACCTGAAAGTGCATTTGAAAGTTCGTCATCGTTACTTCCAGATATATATCTTTCTTTTTGATTTAATACATCTTTTATTTCTTCACCACGAACAAAAGATCCGTCATCAGTTTCTTCGTACTGATAATACTTACCACTTTCTAAGCGTATATTTCTTTTTTCTAAATCTTTTTCAAATTGAAGTCCCCTAACTTCATCTCTTTGTTTTTCAAGAGAAGACTTATTCTCTAAATTATTCTGTCTTACAGTATAGTCTACACCCTTCTTATCATAGTACTGAGATTTAATAAATTCTTTTTGATCCTCAGATAAATTAGATAAATCTAAAGGCTCTTGAGGTTGAGGAGTTGCCTCACCACTTTCTCGCTGTGATACAGCTTGATTAAGATACTCTTGATCCGAAGAAGAAGGTTCTTCCGAAGATTGTAATGTAGTGTCCTGAGAAGTCCCCTGTATGGCATTGTCCCATATCGAAGGTTCTTTTTTTTTTACTTCACCCCAAGCTGCCTGAAAAGTTTCTAAATCTGTAGTTGCAAACAATCCTTTCTCTTTACCTAAATTGTAAAGACTTTCTTGAATCTGTATATTTGATTGTTTAAATTTATCAATACTTGTTTTAGACGTAAGTAATCCATTGTCTAAATATAGTTGATACAAACTATCTAACTTATCCATTTTTTTTGTTTTTTATTTTTAATCAAAAAGATTGTCTCCAGGAGCACCTCCTGATGTTGGTACAGCAGAAGCACCTCCTCCTGCGTTTAAGAATATATAATAACCCTTTGATGGTTTTTTACCTTTCGTACCTGTATATACACTTTTAATCTGAGAAGTTATGTTTTCAAGAGGAACTACAAATTGTTTGCCTCCTTCTACAGTAACAATAGCTATAGACTTACCTTCTTTATTTAAAGTTAAAGTAGCTACTGTAGCTTCTGCAGTTAATTGACCTATAGTTTTATTTATTTTATCTTGATCACCTGCTGCTTTATCTATCTTATATTGTTCAGGACCAGATTTAGAACTTGTGGCTGGATAAAATTTGTTTGCTAAATACTCTTCAAGTGCTAAGTAATTAGTACCACTATTATCTATTGTACCAAGACTTAATTCAATTTTATCTCCTCCTCCAGCGTCTTGTATCTTTGTATTCCAAGCTATGCCATTTACAATAGAAGTATCTGTAAATCCAGCAGGATCATTATCGTCAAGGATTTTTTGATATTCAGGAGTCATTTCAAAATATTCCTGACCTCTCTCTTCTTTAGGTTTTGATTCAGATCTTTTTTCTGCAGGTATATTCTCCTCCATTAAAGCATTAGTAAGCCAGTTAGCATATCTGTCTGACATTTCTTTATCAAAATTCTCATTTACAGTTTCAGCTACACCATCACCATCTAAATCTAGCTTAGGTAGTAATTTGCTTTTTTCCTCATCAGAAACCATGTCTATGTCTTCCTCTTGAGCAAAAAAAACATCCATAGCATTTGATGTAGTTTCTTCACCATCAGAGTTTACAACAGTGAGATCTGAGTTCATGTATAACATCTTAAAAGCATTATCCTTCCAAGTGCTATTACTATCTACTCTCATCTTTTTAGACGTAATAGATACTTGTTTATTTATCTGTTCTTGAGTAAGTTTTACCTTATTCACGTCTCCATCATAAAAAGAAGACTCTCTTTCAAGTAGTGATTCAACAACAAGACCCATAGTATTAGGATCTGTTTTATTAATTATATTGTCTATATCAACATTATGTAAAGAGATAGCCTCCTCAAAACTCATACCCCCAGATAAATCATCAAGAAATTTTTGTTCTTCAAACTCATAATATAAGCTGCCATCATCGGTAGTTTTATATGCTTTTGTTTTGTTTTGAAGTTTTTGTTCGTTGTATGTATTTAATAAATTTGCTCTATTAACTGCTTGATTAACATTGTTTCTAAAATCTCGTTTTAATTGTCTAAGTTGAACTGCCTCAGGTCCGTTTGGGTTATCTTGTATAGCATCTGAATTTTCTGTAGTAAAAGCATCTATATCAGATTGCCTTTGAGAAAAATAATTACTATATCTTTCAGCACCCTGAGTAGATAACTCCTCGTAAGATAATTGATTGTTTTTCTTCCTAGCATCTTTTCTCTTAAGAGCTAACTCTTCTTTTTGTATATTAAGCTGTTCTTGCTGAATATAAAGTTGCTGTCTAGATGCTTCCTCTTCTTGAAGATTTCTAGTATTCTTAAGAACATCTCCTGTAAAAAATAAACCTTTTGACATACTATCTTCTGCTTAAATATGCACCCATCTTAGCACTTATAGATGACATTAAATTCGTAGCTCTAGTTTCTTGACCTGACTGTCCTGGTTGGCGTTCACTATCACCTTGCTGCTCTTCCTCATCTCCAATAGTATTAGAGTCGTACTTTTCTACAAGGTCTTCTAGCAGTTTAAACGCTGCGTCTTTATCTCCATCTTTTAGTGCAGATCTAATATCTTCAACATCATCAGGAGGTAATATAAGTTCTCCACCTGTAGCCTCACCAATCTTCTCACCATCTTGAACCATATCAATAGGATTGCTATCATGGTCAAACTCGCCAGGAGTTACTCCACCATCTTCAGAGTCTATAGATCCACCTTCCTTCATTGGTTTACTAACTATTGAACTTACACCACTAGCAATATCTTCAACACCTCCAAATATATTTTGAACTCCTGCAGATTTTTCTGCTTTAATTCCTTCAAGCTCTTGTCCTGCAATCTCAGCCTTTCTATCACCTACAGCCTTTTGTTCAGTAGCTAAGTTTTGCATAGCCTTAGTCTTAGCATCTTGCTGCATACCTAAAAGTTCTGTTCTTTGCTTACCAGCCTGAGCTTCTAAAGATTGAACACCTGCTAAAGCGTTTCTAGGATCTTTAGATAAAGCACCCATTGCAGAAGCTCTATCAGCAGCTTGCTGACCTTGCATCTGTTCTATGTAGTTTTGGTCTATAGGTTGATCAGCCATTTTTTGAGTAGCACTACTAACTTTAGTTTCTAGTCTGCTTTTATCAAAAGCTGCTTCAGCTTTCTTAGCTCTACTAGCTTGTATACCACCATATATAGATTTACCTAGACCTATAGCTGCAGTAGCTGCACCAATAAAAGCCTTAGGTGTTTTCTTATTTTTTTTATATGATATTTTAGGTTTAACTCTTCGTGCCATCTTATTTAATTTTTACAAATATACTAATTATTTTGTTATTATTTTGTTGCTAAGTTCACTCTTGTCTACATCTGCATTTGCAGCGTACAAGTTAAACTTACTCTTTGATTGATTTAAGTTAGTCGCAAGTATAGCTCTCATGTAACTACCCTTCATTCTCTCTCCTTCTATATTACCACTCTTAACAACAAATAAAAA